GACATGCTCGCCTTCGTCTCAGGCAAGGAGCCGATTACGGGCGAAGAGATCCATGTCAATTGCCATGATTGCCTCTGGTACGGCGATAAGGCCCTTGATAGCCTCGGATATCTCGAACGCCTCCATAACCTCAGGCGGGTGTTGCCACAAGACAGGAGGTTCTTGAAATTTGCTCCCTACAGGGTTGCCGCCACAGAAACCGAGCTCAAGGCGGCCTGCGCCTGGGCCTCGAAATACCCGGGCTCTGAGGGTGCAATGCTCAAGATAGCCGACTCTACATACTCTGAAACCCGCACTGATACTTGGGCAAAGCTCAAGCGGGTTTTGGAGATAGCTGTCCAGGTGATAGGCCGCAGGCCGAAAGCCATGCCATGGAGGACGCCGCCAAAGCGCGACATATCGGGCGATGAGGCCAGGCGGGCGTACGCGCGGCTTGTAAGGGACTCTAAGACTTGGCTCTACCGCGTGGCCATAAGGAGCGACTCGAAACTGGTTCCCCTGGAGGCCAATGCGCGATTAGCCCCTCGAGACCTAGAGCTTTCCTGGGACGGAGAGCATCAAGAGTGGAAGGGCCTCGAAGGCCCCGATGTCTGGGAGATGGCCCAGGGGTACGACCGGAAGCGTGGGGATCTCAAGCCCGCCGTGACCTATGCCTCAAACATAGAAGCAAAGCTCGGAGACATCATCACGGTACAGACAGTCAGGCTTGAGCGGTTCGAGGAGGAAGACGGCAGCCACTACTCATGGATGTTTCCACGGGTGAAGGAGCTGAATCCTGACAAAGACAGGCCGGACACGGTGGAGGATTTCGAGAGGCTCATCGCGGCCTCCCAGAAGGCTGCCTTATCAAAGCAAGCCTACGAGAACCTGGAGGAGGAGCACACCAGGATCGGCCAGGCTCAAAGGTTCTGGAACGAAAACTGGCAAGAGATGTTCCCGAGATCGGGCCAGGGGCGGTTTGCCTACCAGCACCACTTTCGCGGCCTTTCGGAAGACGAGACAAAGCTTTCTGAAGAAGAGCTTCTTAGGACCGATCATTCGGTTCATGGGGATCTCAGGTTTGAGCGCGACGCCGAGACCCTCTGGGGCGTGACGGTGTTCTTGGGGACCGCGGAGGAAAACCGGAAGGCCGGGGGCGACAGGCTCGCCGTGCTTCCCGAAGGCGACAACCTCGAGGTCTCCCACAAGCTTGCCCAGCCCCATGCTTGGCTCACGGTTGGAGAAGGCAAACCTGTCATCACCGGCCCGGGCGAGGTTGGCGCCACATCCAAAAAATTCTCAAAGTTCTTTTTGGAGGATTCGGGCCGGTACCAGATTGGTGTATGGCGGGAGCATTCCCAGGAGGTCTTCCTTGAGGGCGAAAATCTTTCAGGCCGGTTTCTCATCGTCTATTTCCCGACTCCAGGCGGAAGAAGGGTATGGATCATTGATAGGCCCAAAGATGAGACGCCAATAGCGAAAGCCCGAGACATAAGGGATGTGATCCGAGAGCTTCGCGGAAAGCGCCAGCGGTACCTCATCTGGGCCATGCCCGGGAAGAAGCCCATCCCAATTTTGATATCGGGCTCTCCGAAGGAGGGCTTTCAAGCGGCTGATAGCTTGCTTGATGCAATGGGAACGGATAAAGACCCTTGGGAAGCCTACTCAAAGCTCTCTTCCAAGAAGGTTTCAAAGACCTACTTCGTACCCTTCGCCAAGGCCGATGAGGAAAGGCGGCTTGTCTACGGGGTGGTCTTGGAGCCGGACACTCTTGATGCTCAGGGCGATCAGGTTTCAGCACAGGAGATAGAGCAGGCCGCCCATGCGTTTCTTGAACGATCCAGAGTGCTCGGAGAGGGCCATAAAAAGCGCGCCAAGGCCGAGGTACAGGAAAGCTACATTGCACAGAAGGGCTTCGAGTTAGGAGACCAAGAGATCGAGGCCGGCTCCTGGGTTCTAGTAGTGCGGGTAGATGACATGAAGCTTTGGGCGAAGGTGAAGGCGGGCGAGATCACGGGGTTTTCGGTGGGCGGGTTCGGACGGCGGGAATAGGAGGCCTGGGGCTACTTTTGATATGTGTGGTGAGGGAAGAATTGGCGAACCTTACTGACCTTGAAGTGTTGGAGGTGTCTTTAGTCGCGAAGCCCGCCAATAAGAAAAGATTTCTTCTATTCAAGAGCGAGGAGGGACGAGAAGTGGAGGAGCTTACAAAGATGGAGGAGTCCGAAGAGGAAGCTTTCTCGGAACCAGTCCAGGCTGTAGAGCTTTCAGAAAAGGCGGTCCGGGCAGTAAAGGCAGCACTAAAGATACTCAATGAATACCGGGATGAACTTCCTAGCGATGCGCTCTCAAGGCTTGCAGCCCTAGCCGGGTATGGCGGGGCACCTGCTGAGGAGAAGGGTGCGAAGCCCTATGGCTATCGACCATACGGCTATGGGTACGGTTATGGGCCGGGGTACGGGTACCGCAAGAGCGTAGAGACGGAGGGTGAAGAAAGGCCCGAATTTGACCTTTCAGCAGTGCCTGAAGATATTAGAGCAAAGCTTGAAGTCCTTATCAAGCAAGGCGAGGATGCGGCAAAGCGGGCGCATGAGCTTGAGGAAGAAAAGCGGCTGGCAGAGTTTGTGACGAAGGCGAAGGATGAGTACCCGCACCTTTCCGCGACCCCTGAGGAAATCGGGGGACTCATGAAAGACGTTTCCGATACCTTGCCCGAAGAGGCAAAGTCCTTTCTGGAGCGGCTCTTGAAGTCGGCTGAAGCAGCAGTCTCCCAGGCCATGCAGCCCGTCGGCACATCAAGCGTGAGCGATGAAAGCCAAAGCTCCTGGGAGAGAATTGAGAAGGCGGCGGAGCACTTGAGGGGCGAAGCCGGACTCACAAGGGCTCAGGCGATCGCGAAGGTGCTTGAGACGCAGCCGGAACTTTATAGAGATTACCTGGCTGAGAAGGAGGCGCGATAAGAATGGCGTGGGAAATCGCAGGGCTTGACTTCACGCTTGAAGCGGCGGCTGACCTTTCCGCCAATCAGTATTTCATCCTGAAGGTTGATTCGTCAGGCATGGCTGCCTTGTGTGGGGCTGGTGAGCCAGCAATAGGAGTGCTTCAGAACGAGCCAGACTCCGCTGGCAAAGCTGCGTCAATCAGGTTCGTTGGAATTTCGAAAGTCGTTGCCGGCGATGCCATTGCCGCAGGCGCTCAAGTGGCATCGGATGCCTCCGGCAAAGCCATCACGGCGACTACCGGGGCGAACATTGTCGGGATAGCGCTCTCTCAGGCAGCAGGCGACGGCGTGATTATCCCCGTCGCTCTTACCTATAACGGGATCTCCGCCTAAAGGGAGGGACAAAGATTGAAGCCGACACTCGAATCGGTACATGTAAATAGGCCGCTGACTGAAATTTCAATCGCTTATATGCAGGAGCAGACGAATTTCATCGCAGACAAGGTATTCCCAAGGATTCCCGTTGCTAAGCAATCGGACAGGTACTTCGTCTACTCCAAGGCCGATTGGCTCAGGACGGACGCCCAGGTACGCGGACCGGCCACGGAAAGCCCGGGCTCAGGCTTTGACATAGACTCGACGCCGACCTACTACGCGCCGGTCTATGCGCTGCATAAGGACGTGGATGACCAAACACGGGCCAATGCAGATGAGCCCTTGAATCTTGATCGGGATGCGACTCTTTACGTCACAGAGCAGCTTCTCATCAAGCGTGATCTCGTCTGGGCAAGTTCATACTTCACGACCGCGAAGTGGGGCCTTGATCTTCAGGGCGTAGCGGCAGCCCCTGGGCTAAACCAGTTCCTTCAGTGGTCAGATGCGACATCAACCCCAATCGAGGACATAACGAGCCAGGCAATCCAGATCGCGAAGAACACGGGGCGAAGGCCGAATACTCTAGTCCTCACGCCGGACGTGTTCAACACTCTAAAGCAACACGCCGACCTGATCGACAGGGTGAAATACACTTCCGGCCAGTCGCTTACAACGGCGGTTCTAGCAAACCTATTTGAGGTGGAGCGGGTGCTTGTAGCTTGGGCTGTGAGAAACGTCGCGGCGGAAGGTGCGGCAGTGTCAATGTCCTTTGCCGTAGGTTCCAAGTCTGCGCTCCTTGTATACTCAAACCCCAATCCTTCGATTCTGCAGCCCTCAGGTGGATATATGTTCACGTGGACTGGTTACCTTGGCGCAGAAGCGATGGGCTCAAGAATAAAGCGGTTTCGAATGGAAGAGCTCGCAGCGGACCGGGTGGAAGGCGAGATGGCTTTTGACATGAAGCTGGTGGGAGCAGACCTTGGAACCTTCTTCTATGACGCCATAGCGTAACATCGGGAGGAACAAGAAGTGAGCGAATACATCGTGCGGAGGATGCTTAGGGTCGGCGGGGTGACCTATGACCGGGGTGAAATGCTTTCTGCCGATGCGGCCGAAGGTTTGCCCGAGCGCACAAGACAAGCCCTTGAAAGGCTGGGGTGGATAGAAGAAGCAAGGCAGGACGGCCAAACGCAAAAGGTCGAGACAAAGCAAAAACGGAAACCGCGAAAGAGAGGCGAGCCCTGATGTTTATTGGGCTCTTGCATCACAGGCCGACTGCTCTCGTCCTCGACGAATCAGTCGGAGGCAAGGTTGCCGTCTCGACATCAGGCGTAGAACTCAAGGTCGGCACGGATGTATTTCCCCGCCGGCATTCCTTGCACATAATCAACGATTCGTCCAGCTTGATTTATGTCTCGACAAAGCCTGACTTTGACGCGGTCACAGAGGGCCTGGTGATATTCTCAGGCGAGGTGCTAGCCATAGATGTATCGCCCAACAGGCCGGGAGGGCCCAAGAGGTTCTATGCCAAGACCGAGGAGGGTTCCACAACCGTTCGGGTAATCGAGGTGAGCTAGAAAGTGCCAGTCCTGCGCTCGAACATGTACAGAGATACCCCATATTGGCTGAATTCCATCTTCCAAGGACAGATGTTTACGGCAAGCCATGTCTATACGATTGCGGCAGGCGCTACAGCTTACCTTCAGCTTTCGACGCCGGCTAAACTTGCTCATATCATAAACTTCGCCGGGCAAGCGGAAGGCGCTGGGCCGATCCTGGTTTTGGTGCGGGAAAACCCGACGCTTACAACCGGATCTACGCCTCCGACCGCATTTTCGAATATGAACAGAAGGTCAGCGAAAACCCCGACTATGCAGGTGTTCACTAACCCTACGGGCGTATCAGGCGGAACAGTGATTGAAACTTTTCTTGTTGCGACAGGCGGGGGCCCGAAATCAGCGGGCAGTTTCGGCATACCCGCTCTCGAATGGGTCCTGAAGTCCTCCACGAACTACTCGCTCTCCTTTCAAAACCAGGGCTCGCAATCCTCAAGCTGTCAAGTGTCGCTCGTCTGGTACGAATCCGAAAACTAGGGAGGGAACAGGCGTGGCATGGACCTATTCAGGGAATCCTGGCGCAAGCGAACTCGACGAGGTGCGGTTTTTGATCCAGGACACGGACGCAGAAGATCCTATCGTCCAAGACGAAGAGATCCTTTTCATGCTTGCGGAGGAAGGAAGCCCGCTATCTGCGGCGGCGGGCCTTGCCCAGGTTCTCGCATTCCGCTATGCGAGGGCTTGCGATACCGCCATAGGAGACTACAGGGTTTCGCTTTCCGGCATTGCCGAGCGGTACCGGGTCCTTGCGAAGGAGTTTTCCGGAAAGTCCGGCCTGGTCTCCGCCATGCCTTACGCGGGCGGCATATCGGCTTTCGACAAGAGAAGACAGGAGGAGGACACGGACAGGGTGCCTCCGGCGTTTCGCCGGGGGATGCTCGATAAAGATGGAAGAGCCGAAAGGCGCGGGGAATAAGGAGGCGACCGCCATGACGCCAGATACGGCCTCCATAAATAGAGCCAAGGCGAACCTCAGGCATTTCCTCATTACCTGGTTTGAGCGGTTCCGCAAGATGCGGACGCCTGATGGCCAGGGCGGATTTGCCGAGGCCTTCGCAAAGCTTGATGACGTAGAAGGAAGAATGACGATCGCGGGAAGAGAACCCAGGGAAACGAGGATCGGCGGCAAGTGGCCCGCAGAGGTCACGCACGTGTTCTTTGCAAATGCGCCCAAGGATTTTCGCCGTGGAGACGAGCTTCGCCTGGGCACGCGAAGGTGGCGCATAATCGCCGCTTTTGAGCCGTCCCTTCTTGGCGTAACTTTGGAGGTTCTCTGCCAGGAAGTGCAGGAGGAGAGCTGACATGCCGGCCAATTTCAAGATCAAGTTTTTCGAGCCCGAGAGGATCGAAAAGAGAGTAGATGCAGGGCTAGAGTCCGCGGGAGAAGAGGCCGGCATGGCGCTTTCCGATCATGTGAAGGTGATGATCTCAAGGCCCAATCCGCTCGGTGAGGCTCCTTCGGCTCCGGGAGAGCCGCCGGCGCGGGTCTCTGGCGAGCTCATGGATTCCGTCGCTTACGAGGTCGTAGAGAGCGATAGAGGCCTCGTAGTCTTGGTGGGGGCCAGCGCGCCCTACGCCCTGGCGCTTGAATACGGGACGCGGCGGATGGCCGCCAGGCCCTTTCTCAGGCCTTCACTCGCTGAGATGGAACCTCTGATCGCAAGGATATTCCATGATGCGCTTTCTTTTTAGGGAGGGGATCTAAAATGGCCGCTTTGACTATTGTCAAGCTCGATCCTGATCAAGCCGCCGACATAGAGGCCGCTTTTGATGCAGCTTCCGTAGGAGGAGACACCTTTTCAAACGACGGAAGGACGTACCTCTACATCGCAAACGACGGCCTAAGCTCGATAACAGTGACGATAGACTCGCCCCGTGCCTGCTCATATGGGTTTAGTCATGACGTTTCGTTTTCTGTGCCAGCATCTTCCCGGAGGCAGGCAGGGCCGTTCAACCCATCGAGGTTCGGGCCAGTCGTTCAGGTCGCCTATTCTGATGTAACGGATGTAACCGTCGCCGCAGTTTCAGCGGGAGGGACGGGGCTATAAGATGTCTGTCACCGAGGCCATATATGACAAGCTTATAGGCGATTCGGCCCTTCTTTCGATGCTGCCTGAGTATCTGGCGAGACCCGCGATCTTCACTTATGAGCCGGTGCCGGGAGATGCGCCCTTACCTTGCATCCTGGCCGCAGGCGACGTACTCGGGAGAGTGCGGGTCCCGGAGTCTACTAAGCTGACCTATGGCGCACGGGTGATGCGAGACATACGGATATTCGCCGAGGCCTCGGGGTCGATGGTAGAGGTTGAAGCCATAGCCGAAAGAGTGTGGGAGCTTTTCGAAAGAGCGGAGCTATTCGTGCCTGGATGGACCCAGGTGCTTCGCACAAGGGCGGACAGGCCAATCATCGGCCCGAGAGATGAACGGGTCTACATGCTGATCGTCTCGGTTACGATTTCGATTTCAAGGGAGGCTTGACGCAAATGGCTGTAGGCATAGACGGAATGAGGGTCTTAATTCTGGTCGAGGTTTCTTCCGTATGGACTCCCGTCGCAGCGCAGACGGGGCTTACAAGAGAGACCACGAGAGAGATGATAGATTCTTCAAACAAGGATCATGACCATATGCGGTGGATCTACGGGAAACAGGGCGACACGCTTTCCCTGGAAGGGCTTTTCATCCCAACCGATACGGCGTACGCGGCGATAAGGGACGCCATCGAGAACAAGACCCAGGTGGTCTTCAGAAGGTCGTTCGACGGGACGGAGATTGAGGAGGCCACAGGCCTTATAGAAACGCTCTCCGAGGAGTTTCCGGATAACGACGTATCAGTCTATACGGTCGATGCAACGCTTGACACGGCCTGGATGGCCTTGCCGTAAAGGAGCGATGGGAAAGTGGCAAATGAGGCGCGGGGAGAGCGGGAATTTGAGGCCTACGGGAAGCGCTATATCCTGAAGTTCTCAGCGAACGCCCTGGCGGAGCTTGAGGCGGTCCTTGGCCTTCCTATCCTCCAGATGGCTGACAAGTTCACTGCCCAAAACGCCGGGATCAGGGAGCTTCGGGCTTTAGTATGGGCGGGGCTTATAGAGCATCATCCTGATATGACGCTAAAGGGTGCAGGCGAGCTTATAGACGAGGTCGGCATCAGGGAGGTCATAGACGAGACTCTTTCGGCCTTTGAGGCGGCCTTCCCTTTGCCCGAGGTGCCGGCCCAGAAGGAGATGGAGCCGGCAAGCCTTGGGACTGGGGCGAGTACCTCGTAGAGGCGGCAAACTGGGGGCTTACGCCCGATGAGGCCTGGAGCCTTACTCCTAGGGAGCTTGCCTGGCATACAGAAGGCGCGAGGTGCAAACAGGATGAGGTTTATAAAGTCTTCGCGCACTTTACCGCCTGCATCTTAACGGCCCTTCGAGGAAAGCGCCGGCGCGTAAGAGGCGAGGACATATTAAGGCCTCGGGGCAAGAGGACCTCCTGTACCAGGGCAGAGCTTGAGAAGATGTTTGCCGAGACGGTCGAGATGATGGGTCCCGAGGCAAAGCCAGTTCGAGGAGGCGGATCGAATGGCTGAGGTAATAGGCCAGGCGGTCGTTGAGATACTGGCGGACAGACGCGGGTTTGATGAGTCCATGGCGGGCCTCAAGACAAGCCTTTCCGAAACCGGAGCCGCTATGACGAGCATAGGAAAGACGCTTTCCATAGGCCTTACTGCTCCCCTGGCCGGAATCGGGACGCTCGCCGCAAAGACCGCCATCGACTTTGAGACCGCATTCGCCGGCGTCGCCAAGACTGTGGACGCATCGAGCGCAGAGCTCGCGCAAATTGAAGACCAGCTTCGAACCCTTGCAACTGTAGTTCCGGTTTCCGCGACCGAGCTCATGCACTTAGCCGAGGCCGGGGGCCAGCTCGGGATCAAGACCCAGGACATAGCAAGCTTCGCCGAAATGGCAGCCAAGATGGGAGAAGCGACGAACCTTTCTTCCGAGCAGGCGGCGACGGCCCTTGCAAAGCTTGCCGCCATCACCGGCCTGCCTGCAACTGAGTTTGAAAAGCTCGGCTCCGCCATAGTCGAGCTTGGGAACAGGACCGCAGCGACCGAATCCCAGATCGTAGAGATGTCCTTACGCATTGCAGGCGCAGGATCTCAGATTGGGCTTACAGAGGC